CCCTGACAGGGACGGATTGCTACTTACCCCAACTGTTCCAACAAAACCCGAAGCCGTCCTACCACTTAGCGCCTGAGACGCCGTTGGCGTTACTGTTCCTACAAAACCTGATGCCGCATTACCCGTTAGCGCAACAGACAGGCTAGGGGTAGCCGTTCCGACAAAACCAGAAGCCGAGTCCCCAGACAGGGCAACAGTCTCGCTAGTAGTTACAGTACCAACAAACCCAGAACTGACTAGTCCGGTCAGAGCTACAGAAATCGTCGGTGTTACTGCCCCGACAAAGCCCGATGCGGCATTCCCAGAGACTGCCTGTGTACTACTCGGAGTTACTGTCCCTACAAAACCAGAAGCCAAATCACCCGTCAGGGCAGGGCTATTACTTACTCCAACTGTACCTACTGCGCCTGATGCTGCGTTACCTGTTAAGGCGACCGCAACCGTTACCCCAGAAAGCGAAGCAAATGGCGTTTCAGCAAAAGCGGAGATACCAAACATGGTCTAAACGGCCTTAAGCCGCCTCCGCTTATGTTGTAGAAATACGCAGTAAAGCGGTAGTCGTTGTGTTTGAAGGCATTGTTAACGCAAAAGTACCAGCAGTAATCGTTTGATTACCAAAGGTGTATACGCCAACAGCCTTGTTTGATTGGCTTGAGTTATACATAAGCATCGCATTGAACGAGGTGCTCAAAGTCACGTTGGTATAACTAATACTTGCAGAGGGTGTCCAGTAAGCCACGCCAGCCGTTACGGAACTATTAGTCGAGGCAGGAGCAGTAGCGTTTGTGATTGTTACACCACCCGCCGTGTAGTTAGTTCCAGTCACTTCACCTGTAGATGAATAGGCTGTAGTGGAGGCATCAATCGTGGCGCTGGTCAAATACAAAGCTGCCTTGAAAGTGTCTGCTGTAGTTGCTGCACGGATAGGTGCAACGCCAAAATTGTGAGTTGCGGTTAGCGCTTCGGCTAAAAACGAAGTGCATAGGGATGCGGTATTTGCCATGATGTTTCCTTGTTAGAAAGTGCCTACTTCACCACCGATAGGCAGCGAGCGTTTAAGTGTTACATGGGCAGATCGATGAACAAGTTCACTCTCTAACCAGTATTCAACCCAAGTGGTTAATTCGTTGTCGTCTTCAAATGTCCCTTCGCGCTTTTCTAGCAAAGAGTCATCCATATCGCCTTTGGTCGTTGTAACTATCAATTTGAACTCCTAATAAGCGCGGCTGTTGATGTGTTCGCTGGCATGGTGATTGTGAATGTAGCCGTACAGGTCTTATCCGAACCAAAATCTAAGACGCAAATAGATTTGTTTCCCTTGGTTGCATTGTAGATTAGCGCGCATCTTGTTGTGAATGCAGCCGGGCTCCAATACGGGTTTGTAAAACTTACATACGCCGTGTAGTTTTCACTTTGGACGGTAACGCCCGTAATCAGTTGGCCACCAGCTGTGTAACCAGTTCCAGTTATCTCGTTGGTTGAGCTGTAAATGGTGGTAGTTTGATCTAGATTTGCGTTGCCGTTGTACAAAGCAATGTACAGGCTGTCGGTTAACAGATTGTGAACGCCGCTGTACAGCTGCTCTTTGAAACTGGTAGTCTGGGTTTGAACGATCATACGACAGGGTTCCTAACTTGGCCATCCCTATACGCATCCATACGTTGCTTGCCATCGCCCAAGTTCTTGAGTAAGAATATTGCAGACTCGTAACGATCTTTGTACAAAGTAACAAGATCAACTTCACCCTTCATGTAGGCTATTGCCTCCAACATTGTTCCGTTAAGGAGGGCGGAATCAAAGTTATCACCCAACCAAGTCTGTCCAGCAGTTACGATTGACTCGGGGTAATAGTAATAGTGCAACTCGGCTTTATAGGCCGCGTCTGGTGTTGGGCCAAGAATAAACGTCAATTCTTTTACATCAGCAGACTGTGGGCCAAAGATAGCGTAGTGCTTAGGCTTTCCTGTATCCGCTGGATTGGGATACGCATCTCTGATAAAGTTAACGTCTTTGTTTAACAAATACAGATAATCGCCGCCAGCAGCTGGGTATACAGCCAAAGAGTATGTAGACAAAAAATCATCAGGCGCAGACAAGTACTTGTTACCAGAAGTTAAAGTTCCAGTAACGTTTTTTCTCAGGTTAGAAACTTGCACCGAGTTATAGATGCGTTGCTCCGCCTGCTTAATCATAATGTTCATATCTACCGTGGGAAACGTGTTCTCACAGTAGTCTGAAACAGCAATGACTAATTCGTTGTACGTCATTTCAACTTTAGCCCATTGGGCCTCTTGCCATTACACCTTTGGTGGCAGCGCCTGTACCACGGATTTTAATGCCGTCGGTCTTGATTTTTTTGTTACCAGCAGATTTACTAATAGCGCCAACGCTTACATCCATAGTGTCTAACTTGCTGGAGTTAGGTTCTTTTCCGGGATTATCAGAAATAATAAATTTCTTTCCAGTCATGTGATGTGGCTGCGCGTAAACGCTAGCATCACCAACTTCTTTACCCATCATTTTTTTGGAAAAAGCCATTACTTGCTCCCTTGATTTTTAGCGCGGGACATGTTGCGGCCTAGCTTCATACGATCTTCAGACGTAGGGCCGCCTTTTTTTAGCTTGAGCATAGTGCCTTTGCCGCCTTTATGCTCTTGAGCATCATGCTGTTTGAAAGCTTTTTTAATCAAAGCTTTGTCTTGTTTTAAATCTGATTTTTCCATTTTCAACTCCCTATGTTACCGATATAGTGACTGTACCAACACTTGTCGTTCCCACCAAGTAATTTGGCGTTAAAGGCGCATCAAAATTACTTGATCCGCCTACTGGGCTCCATCCCCACTGGATGTCTCTAGAGCCTCCCGTAGGATAACCAGTGGAACTTGTTCCAGCTGTTACATACGTTGTATCTGGTCTAGGCTGATATACAGCCTGTGGATCGTAGACTGGATACATACCTAACTGCAACTGCGGCTGATCAGGATCCCAACATGATTCGCAAACTTTTAGCTGGTAAAGCTTAGTCTTGATTATCTCAACCTTCAATTGCTTAAGCTTGTACCGCTGCCCGCAACGGTCACACTCGGCAATCGAGTATTTACCTGATGCATATGGGCTGGCCATTAGATAGCGCCTCCTCCAATAAAGGCCTGACGAGGCACAAGCCTCATTGTCGCCTTCTCATGGTCTTCACCAGCTGCTAAATTAAATTGTTCATCGTAAACAGACTTGAGCATCTGCAAGCGGTTTACAAGTTCGGGTTGTTTCATAGCAATGTAATAAGCCAAACCGGCCGCCACACATGGCAAGAAACGAAAATTCATGTCTTGGGTTTGTACACCGGAGCCGGCATCTTGAATACGGCGCATACGGTAGTAGACAAACTGATAGGTCTGACTGGAGTCGGGCGTTGGCCACACGGTTATTGCTGGCAGCTGGGGAACGTAAACTGCTACTCCAGCTGTATGCGCTGCAGCTGTAGAGTTGTTCTGACCTCTGAATACTCCGCCCAATGAGTTTCCATCGATATAAGCGTAGTAGATATCTTCTGTACCAAGGCGAATGTATCCCGCGCCCGCGAGGTTAACAACTGAGTTCAACGTGATTGTTGTAGCAGTTGAGTTAATGGTTGTAGTTAAAGTTGAATCTGTAGGGTTAGTTTCGCCAGACAAGCGTTGAATCCAGACTTGGATTGGGCGGCCTTGAGCTAGTTTGTTTGGGATCGTGGCATAAGTAGAAACGCTAATACGAGTAATGCTCAAGTCTGCCTGAGTGTTTACAGCGTTAGCACCAGTACGAATTACATGATCCAGCAAGTCAATAGTGTCTGTAGGCAGGGCATAAGTACTTAATCCGGGAGTCAGGGTTATGGTTCCCTGCTCAATGGTCCACATGTTTAGACCGCGATTAGACCACTCAATAGTCATCAAGTTCATGGATCTACGAGCTGTACGCAAGTCATATCCACTTCGCATCTCACGGCCCGCGCGCTCCCACGCCTCCTCGGCAAGCTCCGAGAAGTCCATGTTAAAGACGCTTGAACCGGTGGTGCTCATTTCATACCTTTAAGGGTTTGGGCTAGTC